ATTCTAACCTTTGTGATATTTGAAGTAATTGCAGCATTAGTATTATCAATCACTTGAAGAACTTTACTATACTTAAATCTCCCACCAAATGTATTTAAATCTGGAGATTGTGAATATGATACTAATGAATTTGTAACACTAGTCTTTAAATCTTCGACACTACCAACTTGAGAGTAATTATAATAAACTGAGGAATCTATTTCCACATAAAGTATTTTTAAATCATTAATTTCTACGTTAATTCCAGCAACAGTATATTGCTTTAAGTTATTTTTAATTGACTGCTTATTAAAATCGGAAACATAAGTTCCATTTTTTGGTTTGATACTAATTATTACTTTCCCAAACTGAGGTGGTACTAACTCCTCCCCACCAACTACAGAAACTGATTCTGCTTCTGGATAAACTTTAGATTTTATAATCGTTTCATAGTCTCTACTTGTCACAGCTCTATACTGTGAAGAATATAATCTCGGTGCAAATTTTTTAACTGAATCGACACTTTCAATGTCAGAACCATTTTGAGAACTTTGTATTGTTCCAACTACAATTGAATTGGTTGGAACAACGACAATATCATTAGAATCTTTTAAAGTTCCTGCAAAAGAGAAAGAACTTGCACCGTTTCCATTTTTACCATCTGTTACAATATAAGTTACTGTAACAACTGAATTATTTTCTAGTTTTTTTCCAAAAAGATCGTCACCAAACAAAAGTTCATATTTTTCATCTTTAATTTCTTGTATCAAATATATTTTTGAATTTTTATCTACAGAGAATATATTTTCAACTAAATTGTATGGAGTTCCCAATCCAGTTTCATTTACACCTCTCACATATACTTTAATTGTTGTTGTGTCTATAAATGAATTATCTAATATAAATTTTTGATCTAAAGAATTATTTACTACAAACTGTTTTGTTAAAAACGTTCCTTCTTTTATAGAAATATTAGTAAATTCTGCAATACCATTATTGACAGTAGTTGTTATATTTTCTGGTATTGAAAACACATAAGAAGTGTCAGCACTTGATCCAGTACAAACCAAACCAGATTGTAAAGTAATAGTTGGTGTATATGTAACTGGACTCGTTGTTAGTGGAGAAACTGCTACAGAAAAGGAAATTGAAGCGTTCGATGCTATTCTTGACTTTGGAACATATCCAATATTTCTAGCAAGCGATACTACATTCTCTCTTACAGTTGCCGAGTCTAAGAAAGACTCATTCACAACCATGTTGGAATTAAATGCTGTAATATATGTGTTATACGCTAAGGTATCTATCAAGATAGAAAAATTTGATCCCTCAAAATCAAAATCCGTGAAATTGGAATTTGCACGAAGATAGTCTTTGATTGAGGTCTTTATTTGATCAAAATCTAAATTGGCGAACTTAGTAAAAGGCATTTTATCTTGTTGCCTCTAATATGAATGAAAATTGTTGTGTTGGAACTTCTTGTCCTATAATGTCAAACGATATAGTAACTTCAAATTCGTTTGAATCTGGGCTTGGTTCAACTTGAACTTGAGTATTTTCAACTCTAGGTTCAAAATTAGAAATAGTAGTTTGAATTTGATCTTGTATAATTGATGCAGTACCAAAGTCAACAAAATCAAAAAGACTTGAGCGAACGTTTGATCCTAAACTGGAATTAAAAAATCTTTCAGTAGGAATTGTTTCGACCAAATTGCGAATTGATCTAATAATCGCCCGCTCATTCTTGAGAATAGGTAAGTCTTTAGTGATTGGATGTGGGTCAAAAGACAAACTAATGTCTTTAAATGATCTAGATATCCTAGTTAATGACATTAGAACATAGAATTTCTGTTTCTATTTATTAGTATTTCCAAGAAGATCCGTAATCGGGTTCAGTACCATATTCCCAGTCATCATAATCTTCATCATTTCGAATCCTTTCATGCAATTCAACCTGTTTTTTAAAATCATGTTTAGGTGCAACATCATGCATAATCTCTTGAATTACTCTCTTGGGTGGTAAAGAATTATAGTCTGTGATTAACTTCTCTGTGCCCCACATGCGATACATATAATTTTTGTCTCTATCAGTTGGTAAATTTGACATTTTAGCTCCTGTTTTAATGAATAAAACAGAACTTTTATAAAGGAGGTTGCTATCTCCTTATATGTATTTAACGATATACTTCTCTCAGTGAATAATTCGAAGAATTTAAATATTTTAATAACTCAATAGCAATTAATTTTGGATTTCCATCTCCACAAGTATATACATCGATTGCAATGCACCCATTTTCAGGCCAAGTATGGCAAGAAACATGACTTTCCGCAAGTGCAATAACAATCGTACAACCCTGAGGATAAAAACAGTGTTGAAAAATATTCAAAATTGTCATTTTTGCTCTTTCAATTCCTCTTTCCATCGTTTCTTGAAGAGAAATCGAGTCATTTAAAAGATTAAAATTGACATCATACACCTCTAAAAGAAGGTGTTTACCCATTGAAAATTGTTCCAACTCAATTTTGGTAAAAAACTATTTATTATCGGATTTCCAGTGATTATTTGGTCGTTCCCACCAAAAATGAAGGTCTTCTTTTGTGTCATCATAGTACAATGAAACAAAATCACTCTTAAATTTGCTGTGAATGTTCTCACACAAGGCAACAGTATAGTAATTATCGTCCATCAGATCAGTAATCCAACGATAATTACCACCACGAATGACTCCTGCCTCAATTAAAACAAACTTTTTCCATCGTTTTGACCATTTTGAATAGTTTTCAATGAAGTCTTGTCGATAAAGATTCACATTTTCATCTGGAAATGGAACATTGACGGTTTCAATGTGAAAGATTTCTTGGTTTATGCTCAAAGAATGTGACAAATGTTGAGTCACAACTGCGGAGTAGTCGGGAGAAACCATTAAAAAACAAGTATCGGAAGGATGAATACTCATCTCCGACACTTGCATTCGATATGTCATTTCTTGTATCAGTGCCTTTTCCTTATCTTCGGAAATAAACAGCAGTGATTTCATCCCTTACCTTGTCCCCTATACTTCTTTCTTGCCCCATTACGAGAAGAAGCAGCATATTTAGTTCCTCCACCGTCTCCTTGACGAGACTTCTTAGGAGGTCCTGGAATATAAGATGTTTTATTGAGTCCAACTTTAGATTTTGCAGCCATAATTATTCTCCAAGCATTTCAGTTTTGATTTCTTCAGGTTTTGGAGAACCTGTCTGATAGAATTCAATCGACAGATCCTCCATAATATTGAAGTATTCTTCTTCTGTAAGGTGTGTGTAAATTTTTTTATTCTTACAGATTATATTGTATAACTCGTTAGGCATATCATATGATTCTTGTCTTTTCGTGTCCTACGCGAATACGCGGATCGCACCAAATTTCAAATCCTGCTTCCTTTGCATCCAAACAGAATGATACATCTTCTCCACACATATCTTGAACTTCTCCAGATTCAAAGACTTGCATTTTTGGAGCGAACCATGGATACTTCATTTCTGAATTTTCGAAAACACCATGCTTAATCAAAACCCAACCAAAACCAGTGTAATCAACTGTAAATGGTTTACGACGCTTTGAGATGCTTTCAACGGTTTCATGATTCATTACACCACCGTTTCCACGGAAGTCATCTTCTTCTAACCAATGAGCAACGGATGTTGTTGTGCCATCTTCGGTAGCATACCATCCAGCAGCAATGTCCTGATCCATGAGAATAAGTTGCCAGAACTTTTCCGTATTGAATACAATGTCACTATCGATCCAAAGTTGCCAATCATAATTAAGTTTCCCATCCCAGGGAATTTGATCAGGTCCTCGCAGTACATTCGCCCCTAAACATTTGCATCTTGCAAAGTTTACCATGGATGAATAATCTTGCGAGATTTGAATACTTGCTCCTGCCTGTACAAGATCAAAACAGAGTTGTACAAAACTTTTCAAATATGTGTAAGAAACTCCGCGTCCTGGAAGACAGAATACTACGGATTTTCCTCTAACTAGTTCTCTTGCTTTATTGTAATCCCACTCTTCTGCTGGATTACTTTGTGTTGGGTTTTTTGCTTTTACTGTAAATCCTTTAGCCATAAGATGAATCGTTTACTTCATTATCATACAGTACTATGTATAGTCTGTCAACTAGTCATTTTTTTTCAGTTAAAATGACTTCTGTACCCTCTATTAGAAATTCAATCTCAGTATCTTCATACCAAGAAAGATCATTAATAATCTGTTCCGGAATTACTAAGTAGTACTCGCCCGTAATTGGATCAACCTGTAGAGAGTGAAAAATATCCCCGGATTTTTTTTTCATTTTTTTATACGCAAAATTTATTTTTATATATTAGATATTTTCTGTTTTTTTATATCTCCGGAATTTTTTTTTTAAAATCATTATATTTAACTGGCAAAAGCAAGACTTTGTAGCCTTAGGGATCCATTGGTTTTTATATACGGGGGCGCCCCCCCATAACGCCCACCGCCCGCAACTGCCGATCACGAACGAACGAACTGCCCCCCACGAACGGGGGGGGGGTCACCCCTGCTGACTGACCCACCCGCTGATGGGGCAGCGGTGAGGAGCGAAGTGCGTCTCAGAAAACTGCGCGGCAATGGTGGCAGCGGGCAGCCCCCAATGAATGAACTGAGAGGGGAGGGAACCGTCCTTCATTTGATCGCCACGGGAAATCCATTTGATCTGGCGGGTCTTCAGGTCGGAGCAGGCGGCGTAGGGGTAGAGGGTCATTGGTTGGGGTCGGTTGAACTGAGAGAATTGTAGCACGAATCAGAGACCAGCGATCCTGTCCATGGCAGCGGCACGGCGGTCGGCACGGTACTGATCACGGGCACGAATCATCACCGCCTCAAGGTCGGCAACCATCACCTTACCGATGCCCGTCACGCGGGTGATGGTCATGCCCTTACCAGCACCGACAGCATGGGAGGCACCGCCCGCAACGGTATCAGCATCACGAACGGAACCGATGGCAGCGCCGCGCCCATGCTGAGAATTGCGGGAAAGGGTCTCACCCTTACGGGGACCACGGCGGGGGAGGCGGGTGACGGTGTAGATCATTTGGGGTTCGCTTGTGAACTGAGAGAATTGTAGCACGGCAGGGGGTCAGTCCCCGTAGGAGTCACCAGAGCAGATCCGCGATTGACTGGAGGCGCAGGCGGCGGGATTCCAGTTCCTTCAGGATGGCGCGTTCTTCCTTTGTCGTGGGGTTTCCTTCCCACAGCCACTCCTCCAGTTGGAAAGTGGTGAGATCGTCAAAGGCGGTAGCGATGGTTCCGTTCAGCATGGGGGTGGGGGTGTGAACTGCGTTAATTGTACCATGGATCGGGGTCAGTCCCCCATCACTTCCTTCAGCGCCTTAAACGCTGCCATCCAATGATCGGCATCGGCAGACCTGCCAGCGAGGCGCTCATCCACGGCAAAGCACAGCACGGCGGTTCGGATGGTGCCCCAAGTCCCATCGGGCAGGGTCAGGGTGGTAAGGTTCTGAGCGTTCCAGGGGGAGGCGGTCATGAGAGGCGGTTGGTTGAACTGGGTTAATTGTAGCACGTTAACGGTCGGCGTTGAAGTCCTCCAGACCGTCAGCGATGCCCTGAAGGAAGGCGGTGCCGATGCCCTGCCAGAATCCAGGGTCGCGGATCAGTTCAGTGATAGCGCCAAACCAATCAGCGGGGGTCGATGCTGCCAACATCTCCCGCTCTGCAGGGGTCAGGTTGTTAAGGGCATCCTGCAGAGCGGTCATCGGGTCAGGGCGGGTCATCGGGGTTCCTCTGAACTGGATTAATTGTAGCACGTCGGGGGGGGTCAAACCATATGATCTGCCAGACCCCAGTTAATCACAATCAGGTCGGGGTTCAGGCGAGCACAGGTGTCCCATGCCTGCTGCGCGGTTTCTGCCATATAGGACAGGGTGACTTGCCGACGCTGGCGAGTGTGGAAACCGGTGAACAGGAAACTGGATTCGGTCATGGGGGGGGGTGTCGGTTGAGAGTATTGTAGCACGTAAACGGCGGGGTCAGCGCCCGTCAGTGTAATCTCCGATGATCACCCCATTCTGGCGAACCTGAGCGTAACCGTACTCCTCAGAGAGGTCCAGGCACAGATCCCATGCGCGGTCGGCATCGGTGGTAGTGTTCTCCCAGGGAGCGGCGGGGCAGATCACGTCAAGGCGGGTCATGGGTTCGTTTCGTTTGTCCCCTTATCATACAGGGTCATCGGTGCCCCAAGCGGAAACCCTGTGCCAGCGGTTTGACCGGCACAGGGGTTAGCTATTAGAATTGAATCTCACTCAGAGTAGGATTAGCAGCGGAATCAGAATTGCCACTGTCAGAAACCCCATCAGCAATTGTATTAAGAATTTGGAGAATTTGCTCACCATTGGAACCTTGGCGAAGGAGTGAGAGGATGACATCGCGGGACATGATTAATTTGAAAAAATGTTAGGAATGGTTGAGCAGTTTTAGGTCATGCTCAGGACCCACACTTTAGAAGTCGAAAACGTCTCCGTTGATTTCGGCGCGGTTAACTTTAGGATCGTTCCACTTCACACCGTCAGGGGTCTCTTTAGTGCCGAATTCATAGAACAATTCCAGCAGCTCTTCATAGCAGCAGACATCATTTTGCTGGATGAATTCTTGAATCGATTCATCATTCTCAATCCAGAGGACAACGTTCCAGGTTTCATAATTCGTCCAACCGTTGTAGGTTGTATCTGTCAGGCAGGTCTGGTAGGTTGCGGTTGCCATTGTGGTTCGGGGTGTGAACTGAGTTAATTGTAGCAGGTCAGGGGGCAGGGGGAGACCCCTTGTGCCACTATGCCAGGTGGGCGAACTGTGCCAGGGAGGAGGGGGCAACGTGGGAGGGTGACCCGCAGGACTTGTAGAAGGTCACCATACGCTCTGCCTCTGCCAGGGTGGGGAACCACTGAGAGCGCCACTGGCAGTCACCGTAGGGGGTCTGGTAACGAACTTCGATTCTCATGGGTTGGGGTTGTTTGGTATGAAAGAATTCTAAGGGGTCAGGGGGCATCCAGTGCCCCCCAGTGTGCCAGTGCCTCAGATGGCACAAGTGGCAGGGGTCAGGGTGACCGTGGTGCTACCATCGATAGCCAGCAGTGCGGCATCCATTGCATCCAAGCGGGCTTCCACAATAGAGGCGGTGAAATGCTCGGGGAAGTCAACTGCCAGCTTCAGGAGCTCACCTTTCCAGCTGATCAGGGCGGTGCGGATCTCAGAGGTGGGGAGGGTTGCCATCGGGTCTCTCTCAACTGAATTCAGTATAGGGTGGATGGGGACCGTTTCCAGCCCCCTTGTGCCACTTGTCAGACCGTCACATCCTCCACCAGTTCGGGGTAGTATTCTTGACATTCAGTGATCAATTCTTCATCAGAATACTTAGCATAGCCCTCATCCAGGTAATCATAACAAAGTTGGGTCATTGTCTTAAGGTCCATGTCATCCAACACCTGCTGAATGAGTTGGTCTTGAAGTTCAGTGCGGTTCATTCATCATCTCCAAAGTTGTTCATAAGAAAGTCCTCAAGTTCAATCAGTTTGCTATCACTGAGAGAGACAATGTACTCATCAACGATAGTAGCAAGCAGGTCGGGATCTTGGCGACATTTATCATACAGAAACTCAAAAAGTTCTGTACCATTAGAATAACGAAGGTCAGTCATCTAAACAGTGACGGTAGGTTTGATTGAGTCGAATCAGAATGTCATTCCAGAACTCTACATCTTCATCGTCATTGTATTGGTTGTTTTCTTCAACCAAACGGATGAGATTGTTGAGGTCATCGGGTGTGAGAAAGTTCATTCTCAGTGGTGAAGAGTGATAAGGGCAGAGGCAAACTTGTCATCGTCCAGCATCTCCAACTGGTCATCAGTAAGTGACATTAGCAGGGCGACGATTTCAGCGAATGACATAGTGGGTTCCTTAAGTTCGGGGTAGAGGGTTTCAGTAATCATAGTCACCTTTGAGGTATTCATCAAG